CATTTTGAACAGGAAGATAACACAACAGGCTCTCAGGAGTTAGCTTGTGTAGGCGGTGCTTGCGAGATTGCGTAAGTAACTATCCACTTTGGCATTAATACCCACCATATAAGAGGACTACTATGTCTGAACAATTAGAATACATCCCCTCCCACGGACACGATGTTTTGGAAATGCTCGATAGCGTCTTTCCTGAAAAATCAGCAAAGCTAGAATGGACTGAGAAAGAAGTCTGGTTCTACGCTGGTCAGAGGTCAGTAGTCCAATGGCTGTTAGAGTTGAAAAGACGGGAGGAGGAGAATACCTAACTCAACAGAGGAATAGATTATGTGTGACCCCGTATCATTAGCAATCCTAGCAACAGGCGTTATAAGTGGTGCTGTGACTAAACACCAAGGCGATAAGTCTAGGGAGCAAGCGCGAGACCAAGCCGAAGAAGCCAAACGAAGAAGGCTGGCAGAGAAAGCACGGTTTGATAAAGAGCAAAAGGCTGGTGCGGCAACCCCTACTCTACTAAAGAATGCGGCACAATCCGCTGGCTCAGTGGGGATGCAGGGATTGACAGTGGGTAAAGGTAAAACTAAAGGCTCAACAGGTTTAAATACTTTAGGTACTGGCGGTACTCCATCAACAGGCTTAAATATACCAAAAGCATAGGAATAAGTTATGAACGAGATTACCTCCTGCGCCAAGCGTTATCATAAACTGACAGCCGACAGGGAGATTTATCTCGATAGGGCTAGGGAGTGTTCCGAATTAACCCTTCCTGCCTTACTGACTCCTGAAGGTTTCAGTTCAGCTTCCGACCTATATCAGCCTTACCAGAGTATAGGAGCTAGAGGTGTAAACAACTTAGCATCAAAACTAATGCTGTTGTTACTCCCACCTAACTCCCCTTTCTTCCGTCTAGCGATGGACACCAAAACCAAAGCAGAGTTGGATGGTGAAGGTGATTTAAGGGCTGAGATAGAGCAAGGACTAGCTGGTATTGAACGTGAGGTTATGGGTGAGATAGAAGGTAGAGCCTTACGGGTCAACTTCTTTGAAGCCTTAAAGCATTTAATTGTCAGCGGAAACGTACTGGTACACCTACCGAAAAAAGGTGGCTTGCGTGTGTTCCCGATGAACAGTTTTGTCTGTAAACGTGCGCCTAATGGCGAACTGTTAGAAGTAATTTTAGAAGAAACTGTGTCCCCTCAAGCGTTGCCTGAAGGTATAGCTGAAATCGACTACACCAAAGATGAAGAGTTGAAGCTATATACTAAGGTCTACAGGGAGAACGCAGACTACTACAAAGTTTATCAAGAAGTTGAAGGTCAAATAGTCCCTAAATCTGAGGGTCGCTATAAGAAAGACCTCCTGCCGTGGCTTGCGCTACGAATGGTTCACCTTGATGGCGAAGATTATGGTCGCTCTTTCGTGGAAGAGTATCTTGGAGACTTAAAATCACTAGAAGGTTTGATGGAAGCATTGGTTAATGCCGCCGCCGCTAGTGCTAAACTGGTATTTATGGTGCGCCCTAACTCCAGTGTCCGAAGAACTGACCTAGCTAAAGCCAACAACGGTGATGTAATTGTTGGAGACCCTAACGATGTTACGGTACTCCAGACAGAAAAGTACCCTGATATGCGTGTGGTACTAGAGACCGTTCAACGAATTGAAGAAAGACTCTCCTTTGCGTTCCTCTTAAACACAGCTATTCAGCGCAATGCTGAACGTGTGACCGCTGAAGAGATACGCTACATGGCTCAAGAGCTAGAATCCGCACTAGGCGGTGTCTACTCTGTCCTGAGTCAAGAAATGCAGTTACCTCTGGTCAACATATTGATGACCCGAATGTCTGCGGCTAAGAAGATTCCTAAGCTACCCAAAGGTACTGTCACGCCAGTTATTGTTACAGGTGTGGAAGCACTTGGCAGAGGAAACGACTTAAACAAACTACGCACTTATATCCTAGACCTAGTACAACTGGCTCAGGTTAGTCCTGAGACCATCCAACGTATCAACTTTGGAGACCTTGTAGCACGACTCGCAACGGGACACGGAATTGACACGATAGGTCTGATTAAGACTGAACAGGAACTAGAAGCTGAGATGGAAGCACAGCAACAAGCCATGCAAGAGCAAATGATGAATGAGACAATGCAAGCGTCTGCTCCGAAGGCTATACAAGAAGTTGTCAAAGCCAACGTCCAGCAACAACAGGTACAATAGATGGCTAAAAAACCCGAAATGACTTTGAAAAAAGATAACCCGAAGGATGCCCCAGTTAAGCAAAAAGAAGCTGAGTATCCACCGTGGCCTAATTACGAAGATGCTGAGATAGGCGTTACCTACATAAAAGCTAACGGCAATCTCATCCAAAAGGGTGGAAATCAAGATGGTTGAACAAGTACAGGTAGAAGGAAATGTTACAGGTAGTGAAGCCCCAACTGAAGAAGTTAAAAGTGATCGTCCTGAATGGTTACCAGAAAAGTTTAAATCTGGTGAAGACCTTTCAAAAGCGTATGGTGAACTGGAAAAACAATTCACTCAATCTCGTCAAGAATCACCTAAAACAGAAGACGCAACACCTTCTAAAGAGGATAACTCAGAAGCTACAGAATCTAATTCAGAAGCTAGAGAAACTGTCGAAAACGCTGGATTAGACTTTGATGCTATGCAGAAGGAGTTTGCCGAATCTGGTAATCTTTCTGAAGACACTTATAAAGACCTAGAAGCAAAAGGCATCCCCAAGGAAATGGTGGATTCTTATGTGGAAGGACAACAGGCTAAAGCCGCTGAATACGCCAAAGATATACATGGTTTTGCAGGTGGTGAAGAGTCTTATAAAGGGATGACCGAATGGGCATCTGAAACCTTATCTGATTCTGAGATTGACGCATTTAATGGTGCTATCCAGTCAGGTAATACCTCTCAGGCAAGACTAGCTATTGATGGGTTGGTATCAAGATACAGGGATAACGGTGGTGTAGAACCTACGCTTGTAGGTGGCAAAGCCTCTGCCTCTGTAGATACTTATAATAGCTGGGCGCAAGTGACCAAGGATATGGGAACTACTGAGTACAAGAAAGACCCTGCGTTTCGTGAGTCTGTCTCGAAGAAGCTCTCCCGAAGCAAACTTTAACCAGCCTACTCAGGCTGTTAAACAATTCTATTATCCCCAAAAAACAGTAAGGCTCTCTGAGGAGAACACCCCTACCAGTTATTAAGGATTAGCGAATTAAACCCAACACTTAATTTACTAACTTAATTTACCTTAGAGGATTTAATTATGTCTAACGCAACTCCCTCTGCGATTGGTAAGGTCAACAACGCTGGAACTGCTGATGCACTATTTCTCAAGCAGTTCTCTGGAGAAGTCCTTACATCGTTTGAACAAGCAACTGTAACTGCCGACAAGCAAATGGTTCGCACCATTGCCAACGGTAAGTCTGCACAATTCCCAGTAATGGGACGAAGCTCTGCATCATATCACACTGCTGGTAATGAAATCACTGGAACTGGTCTTAACCACAACGAGAAAGTTATTACTATTAATGACCTTCTGTTGTCCAGCCACTTCATCGCTAACATTGACGATGCGAAGAACCACTATGACGTAAGAAGCGTGTATAGCTCAGAAATGGGTCGTGCATTGGCTTTCCAATACGACAAGCACGTTCTTCAGACTATGTTGCAAGCGGCTAACACAACTACTGCTAACGTAGGCGATGCTGGCTATGCGGCTGGTAGCAACCTAACTGTCACTAACTCAAATTCTAACGCTGATGCGCTGATAGGTGGAATCTTTGATGCCGCTGAAGCACTAGATGACGCTTATGTACCTGCTGATGGTCGTTACTGTTACTTGAAGCCAGAGCAATACTACTTGCTTGCTAACGCTTCCAATGCCGCAAATACTGACTTCAGAGGTGCTGGTAGCATTGCTATGGGTAATATCCCTGAAGTAGCTGGCATCAAGATCATCAAGACTCCACACCTACCTACTGCTAACGTAACGGGTACTGGTGTAGCTTCTGGTGGTGCTGGTGGCGCACAAAATGTAACTGCGGTAAACACCACTGCATTAATTACACATTCCTCTTCTGTAGGAACTGTGAAGTTGATGGATTTGGCTGTTGAAAGCGAATACGACATCCGTAGACAAGGCACTTTAATGGTTGCCAAGTATGCTATGGGACATGGCGTATTGCGACCTGAAGCATCTGTACGCATCAAGTCTGCATAAACTCACTAGCGGAGGCTCTTAATCGGGTCTCCGCTTTTTTTTACTTTCAGAGGATTTATCGTGGCTAGGGACTACAAAAGTGAATATGCAAATTATCACAGTAAACCTGAACAGAAGAAGAACAGGGCATCCCGTAATGCGGCTAGAAGGCTCTATATCAAAAAGAAGGGTAAGAAAGCCCTTAAAGGTAAAGATATAGACCATAAAGACCGCAACCCTAAAAACAATAGTCCTTCTAACCTATGTATAAAATCCAAGAAAGCTAATAGGTCAAATAATCAATGAGGAATAAACAATGGCTATAGTTACTCCCACATCAGAACTAGAAGCTGTCAACGTAATGTTATCAGCCATCGGTGAGGCTCCTGTATCTAGTCTGGATGATCCCTCCTTGGTTGACGCTTCATTAGCACAGTCCATGCTCAAGGAGGCTTCCGTTGAGATTCAAACCCGTGGACTCCACAGCAACACAGAAATAGATTTTCCACTGGTTCCCACAGTTGATGGCGAGATTCTAGTCCCCTCAAACTGCGCCAGAATAGATACAACAGGCTCATCAGTAAGCACAGATGCTACCCAACGTGGCAACAGGCTTTATGATCGTGGAGAGAGAAGTTATACCTCCTTCACAGACACGCTCTATGTGGACATGGTACTGCTCCTAGAGTTTGACGATCTGCCCCAACACGTTAAGCGTTACATCACTGTGAAAGCCACAAGGCGTTTCCAAGCCCGAATAGTGGGTTCAGACACCTTGTTTGGTTTCACTATGCAAGATGAGCAAGAAGCACAAATAGAATTTGAGAGAGCCGAAGCTATTAATGAGGACAGTAATATCCTCACAGATAACTACGGTACTTATAAGATTATTTCCAGAGGTTCCCCTCGCAGAACTACAAGGTAATGAGCCATGCCATTAGTATCCACAAGTATCCCCAACTTACTGAATGGGGTTTCACAGCAACCCTCATCATTGCGACAGGTTACGCAGGGCGAAACTCAAACTAATGCGCTGTCCTCAGTGATTGATGGGTTAATTAAACGCCCACCTACAGAACATATTAATGA